AGCTGATCCCGCGTCAGGAAGTTGATCCAGCCCGTGTCACCGCTGGTCGTAGACCACGACCCCGTACCTCCGGTGCTGTTCGTCACCCACGACACGGAAATCGTCTGAGAGACGCTGGTATGGCTGAAGGTCGCCGAAAGCCCAAAGCTCGCGCTCGTCAGGTAGCTCATATTCGACGAGTTCGCCCCGTAGTCCTGGCGGGTGAAGACGTAGAACTGGCGCGCGTAGGAATAGGCGAGAATCCCGGAAGACGCCTGCGAGGTCGCGGAAGGGAATCCCACGCTTACCGACATCACAATATTGACGTTGCTCACCGCCAGATTGACCGGCAGAAAGACGGGGTTGAAATACGTACTTCCAGGCGTAACGGTAGTGGCGCTCGAAAACGCAATCCCCATCAGCGGAAAGGGCTGGAATTCACTGAAGGTTTGTCCCGCCGCAGCAGCGACGCTTCCAGTGATCGTGCTTCCGTTCAGCCCGAAAGACACTCCGTTGGAGTTGCTGAAGACCACCGACGAAAGATTGGCGCTCGCGGCGCCAGCGCTCACCCGGATGTTCGTCAGGCTCGACGCGATGCTTCCAGAAATCGTCTGCCCATTGATCGAAAAGCTCACACCGTTTGCGTTGGTGAACTGGATCGTCCCGGAGGAAATGCTGTTGGCCCCGTCGTAGATCGCGGCAAGCCGCACTGGCGTGCTTGCACTTCCCGTGATCGTGGAGCCATTGAGGCCGAACGACACGTTATTCGAATTCGAGAATACGACGGAGGCCAGGCTGTCGCTGCTGGTTCCGGCTGAAAATACGGGAGAACCTCCAGGAACCGCTACGCTGCCGGTCAGGGTAGAGCCGTTCAGGCCGAAGGAAACACCGTTCGAATTGGAAAAAACAATCGAGCCGAGGCTTCCGCTCGAGGTTCCGGCACTGAAACTGACTGCGCCGGCCCCGCCGCCGCCGGGTGCTACGGCGCGCATCGTCATGGGCTTAGTTCCCGATCCCGGCTTGGACTTTCACCGTGGCTGTTCCGGCGACTGAAATCCCGCTCACAAACGTACCCGGAGGCACGGTGATCACCGTGTCCGTGGCGTGGAGGAGATACTTGCAGTTCACCACCGTGGCTCCCGCGGCAGCGTTGAGTTTCGCAATGGCATCGGTTTGCCCCCACCCGATCACGCAGTCGTTCGTCGTGTCGGTATTGATTACGCTGATTTGCTGCACTTGGACGTTGTCCAGGCTGATTGCTTGAACGGAAGTCGGAGCAGCGCCCGCAGCAATGAAGCTGAGCAGAGGCCCCCTAGGCGTGAACGCGACCATTGAGGCTTACGACGGCACCACTGGAATCGTGAACCAGGCGGTGGTGTTGAATGCGATGGAATCCACGGCCGTATTCGCAGCCATCACGAGGGCGGTATTGGCCGCGGCCTGGTTGACGGTGGACCCGATCTGCGGATAGACCTTGAGGTTCGATCCGCCGTTGTTGGCGATCTTGACCGTGGTACCGGCGACAGCGACGGGCAGAACAACGCCCTTCGTCCCGTCCGCCCCCGTGACGACGTTCAGTCCGGCGACTACAGCATTCGCGGTGCCGACGTTTCCGCCGGCCGCCACGACCGCACTGACCGGCCCCTTGAGGCCTCCAGAGACCGTCCCGGTGACCGTCAAGTTCCCGGTAGCGGCAATGTTGGTACCGGTGATCGCGGCTGGCGTCGTGGCGCCGATCGGCGAGTTGTCAATCGCAACATTCGTGATGACCCCGCCATCGAGGTCGGCATTCGACGTGTTGACCCCGAGGGTTCTTCCGGTGCTGGTGCCCATGGAGCCCTCCTAGCTGAAGTCGTAGCCGTAGACGAAGATGTTCAGCGTCGCAGCCGCCCCTTGCACCGTGGCGACGTTGAAATACAGCGTCTGCGCGGTCTTGATCGCGGTGCTGTTCACGGTCAGTTCCACGACCACCGTCGACCCGCTGACGCCCGATAGGGCGCCGTTCGAGACGATCGCCGTGCCGGCCGCAGCCGGTGCCGCGAACAGGCCTGCCGCAGCAGTCGTCAGACTGATCGAACCCGTCACGACGACGAACTTCACCGAGTACGAGTTCGAGTTGATGATCGGCAGCGCGGTGTCGCCGAGTGCATTGACGTCGATCAACTTCTTCGAAGTCAGCAGGCGAAGTGCCTGTGGGGAATTCAAGCCCTGCGACGGGGCGGTGACCGAACTTGCTGCGCCTGGGTTGCTCATGATGGTTTCCTTGGAAGTGTGGGAGGCGTCAGGCGGCGATCCGGCAGCCGAGTTCCTGGTAGAGCGGTGCCCAGCCGAACAGCACGTCGAAGCGCGTCGGTTCCTGGTCGTTGTTGATCGTGTACTGGGTCACGACCCGGATCGACATGCCAGATTCCTTGGACGATGCTCGAGCTGCTCGAGCCACCCCGCCAGGCAAGGGCAGGTCCACCATCACGCAGGTATAGGCGTTCTTGTGGAACAGGATGTTCTGCGGGGACTGGACTCCCACAGCACTGGTGCCGATCGAAAGCGGGGTCACCGTGGCCGTTGCCGAGGTCGTGGTGATGCTCACGTTCTGGAACTGACCACCGGTAATGATCGCCGGCGCGACGGTGACGGAAACCGTTCCGGCGCCCGCTGTCACGGTCGTCTGAACGACGAACGGCCGCGTCTTGGTGCCGTAGATCTGCCGGTTCTGCGGGTTGACCGGGAACACATTGGCGATGCTGATGATGTCGCCTTGGCGCAAGGTGAGGCCCGCGCCGTTGGTCAGCGTGATCGTGGAAGTCGCGGCCCAACCGGTTGCAATCCCGATCGCCGTGGTATCGGCCGTCAAGGTGCTGGCGGTCGTAGTCCAGGCCCCGAACGTCTGGTTGTTCACGTTCTGGTCCACGAACCAGTTCATCCCCGCTGAGTCCCGGCCCATCCGGCCAGCCTTGAACTGCTCGGAAATCTTGCCCTCCGGCATGAACAAGCCCTTGAGGGCGTCCACGATCGTCGCCCCAGTGAACTGCTCGATCACCACTGAGCGTCCCGGGCCTTTCGGCGCAGCTTCCGCAGTCAGAAAGGCTCCGGCGGTGAGGTAGGTCAGGAGCGAGGTCGGAGGGGTTCCAGGCACGCCGACGATATTCGCGGTGGAGTTCTTCGCCATCGTCAGGCCGACGAAATCGACCTTGTTTGCGACTGCCGCCACTGCCGGCACGATCACATTGTCGGAAAAGGCGGGCAACGACAGGCGCAGATCCTTGGTCGTGAACGCCACATCGACGTGGAACTGATCACCGTATTTGGTGGTATCGCCCACCGTTACAGGAATCGAGGTCTGGTTGTAATCCTCGACGTTCAGGTTCGGACCCGAAGTCCCGATGAATCTCGGCGGCCGGCGGACGTTGACGGTATCGCCGATCTTCGCTCCCTCGACGCCGAACTGGTCGTCGTAGGTCCGATTGACCTGACCCGTGAAGGTCAGCTCGTTCTCCAGGACCATCAGCGCCTTGTTGGTGATCATGGAAATCGTGAGGATGGTGTCCGTAGCGCAGAACTTCCAGCCAAGGAACATCGCCAGCCGCTCGAGCGGCCAATACAGCGGCTCGGTGAGCCACTTCAGGAAGTCGGTGAGTTTTCGCATGATCGCTCCAGTTCGTTGAGAGTAGAAACGCCCGTTGCAAGCGCTCGACTTCTCAATGGAGCCATCATCGACACTTCTACCGGATTCACGCCCCGGCCGGCGGTGCTTCAGTCAGGCGGCAGGTACGCCACGCTTCCCCTGCAAAATGTAGCCAGTCCGACGCTATGTATCAGAAATCAGGCCGTTGTGCAAGCTATCCCTTGATCCGCCCGGCGATGTAGAGCTTTTTCCACTCCTCGTAGCCCATCTCCCGCGGTACTTCGTCAGTGGCCTTCAGGACGTGAACCGAGGCCCCGTTGCCCTTCAGTGGAGAAATCGGCGCAGGGGCCTGCGAGATTTCAGCCCTGGCCGCTGGCTTTTCCTCCTGCTTGGGCTCGTCGCTTTTGGCCGGCGGTTTCGCCGCACCTCCCAAGGTTGCCTCGAGCCGGCCGAATTCACGGAGCATCTTGCCGACCGTGAGTTTGCCCATCGACTCGGCAACTTCCGGGTGCTCGGCCAAGTGGTAGAGAATCTGCGGCCCGACCTCGGATTCCACAATGGCGTCCCTCATCTGGTCGGAGATCTTGACCGTGGCGGCATCGAGTTTGGCGCCGTAGTCCGGAGTCGCAGCCCGGAAGGCAGCTTGGCGGTCCTCGAACGCCTTCACCGTCCCCGCTCGAGCAGCCATAGCACTCGCTTCCGCAGCCTT